AACACCCATACCTAAGCAAAAAAGACGTGATGGCGCACAATACGCGTGTGGGGAAATGGGTTTACCGTGATGATGAAGGCAATCTACAAACTGAGGAAAACGCGCTATTAGTGCCATTATATAAGGCAGGGCAGTTGGTATCAATGCAAGGCATTCTGCCAAGTGGCGCAAAGAAACTGCTTTACAAGGGTGAAAAACAAGGCGTTTATCATGACTTTGGCGAACTCACACACACGATTCTAATTTGCGAAGGCTGGGCGACTGGCGCAACTTTGCATGAAGCTACTCAACTTTACACACTAGCCGCAATTGACGCAGGGAACTTGATCCATGTTGCGAAATACATCAGAAAAACATATCCACTTCACAGAATTATTATCTGTGCTGATAACGACCAGTACAAGAAATCAAACACAGGTCTTAAAGCCGCCTATGCTACTTCGTGCGCTGTCGATGCAGATGTTGTTTATCCCATCTTCGCTGATGTATCGGGAAAGCCAACAGACTTCAACGACCTGTATTTTGAAGGTGGATACAATGCCGTATATGAGCGAGTTGTCAAACCGACACTGTACTATGCTCGAGAATCGGGAACGGATGCGTTCAATGCTTTCGACTTACCGTATATAGACGATGCTGAAAAAGTGCTAGAAGAATCAAATGCGCCTTTAGACATTGCCAGAGCTGCTTTAGTAGTCGCGGTTCGCATGTCTGAAAAAGTGCCTGCATTTATGAATATCGAAACCATCCGCAAGTTTATTGCGCACCCATTGCTGAATCCTAGAACGCATACATCCATTATGTGCCGTGTGCAATGGGCTATTCAAAATCGGAAACGCATGGCGACTACTGCGCTTAGACCGCAATCATGGGGCAAGCATGAGCATGTCGTTGTTGAATCGCTAGAAGAATTTGTGCCGACCAATCCTGTTTCATTGGTATTTGCGCCAATGGGGTCAGGTAAAACTCGAAACGTCATTACACCGTTTTCAAAGATTCCAGATAAAACTTTCGGGGCAATTGCTCACCGTCGTTCACTGATTGCTGATTTGTCAGGCAAGCTAGGCATTGATAATTATGACGATATGACCTCAGCCAAAGCTGACGTATCCGAGCGCATGGCTATATGTCTGCCTTCAATCAAAAGTCTGCAACTGCAAAACTTTGTTGGGCGCATTCAAAACTTGGCCATTGATGAAATTTCGCAAAATATCCGATTCACATCATCAAAGGAGTGCAAAGTGGCAGGAGCTAATCAGGAATCAGTATTTTTAGGCTTAAAACAGCTTGTAAATGAATCTGAGCGCGTGATTGTTGCTGATGCTTCGATTGATCAAACCACGCTTGATTTTATGCAAGAAGCGCGACCAGATGAAGTGTTTACGATTGTTGAGCAGATTCCACGCAACAGTAACCGCAAATGCTTTCTCTATGGTGATAGGGCAGACCTTTTAACTCAAGTGACCATTGAGCTGCAAAACGGCGGAAACGTGTGGTTTAGCGTGGAAAGCGCAGAACGTGCAGAAGTTTTAAAGCAAATGTTTGCTGATGATTACGACGTGCTGACGATTACCTCGAAAAACTCAAAGACAAAGCAGATTAAGCACTTTTTGGAAAATATTGAAGCGGAATCACGTAAATATCGGATGGTTATTGCATCCCCTGCGATTTCTTCGGGTGTTTCGGTTGAGCATCACGACGGCAAACACTTCACTATGATCGCAGGCATGGCATCAGGGCATTCGATTTGCTTTAGTGACTTTGCACAGATGTTGGGCCGTGTCCGCTATGTGCCGCATTATCATGTTTGCTTGCAGGCCAATAACAAACGCTATGAACACGTAAACGCGCAGTCTATCCTGCTGGGATTGCGACAGGCGGCGGCTTTAGAAGGTGCAGTGCTGAAAGAGAATGAATATTCCAAGTTCAAGGCCCACATTGAAGCAACTGAGGAAATGTATAGAGCAGATTTTGCCAATGGCTTTGTGTGGTTTTTAGAATATTACTGCTTTGAAATGATGCAGGCGATGGTGGCTAATGTGGATTACAGCTTGAGCGATAAAATGAAACTGCTGACGCAAGAATTAAAGGCAAAGTACCGAGCCAATATTCGAAACGCGGAAAAGATCAGCACCGATAAAGCGCGTGAAATCGAAGCGAAGCAAAACACCACAGATGAAGAAGAGTTGCAGCTTGTGGCGTTTAAGATACGTTCCAGTTTGGGTTTTGATTTAGATCACGACATCATTGACGAAAATATAGATATGTTTGAGAACATGCCGACATTGGATAGATTCGCGCGTTTGATGGGCTATGCTTTCGATATTGACGATACGGAAAACAACATTGGGCTACGTCGGTTTTATAACGCACAGATTGCCGCTGTAGGCACGATATTTGAAAACAGCGACATTACCACCACCTTCTATGGAAAAGCCGAATGTGACGCAATTATCAGCCGTGTGAGCGATAATAGAAACAGATTCTTGCTCAGTTCGCTTAAATTGATTCCATCGCGTTATGGCCAATGGCGTGAAGCGAAAAATGGCGACCTGATGAAAATGGGATTGCCGACGAACACAAGCAAGAGCGTGGCGCAGATTTTGGACAAATACGGCCTAAGCTGGAAACGTGCGACAAAGGACGGTGAGCGCGGTTATCGGGTAAACGTGGATAGCTGGAACAAAATGAAGGCTTACGCGGAAAGGAGATATAGAAAAAGCCCCGAATAGGGGCTTGGTTTTAAGTGCAGGAATAAACCTCACAAGATTCAGAGCAGCCGCCATCGAATATAGATAACTGTAAATCTTCATAATCCGGCTTTGTTTTATGCTCTAAATGCATTTCATGCAGTCTTCTTGCCGATGTTTGACCTCGAAAAAATACGCGATCTAAATTATTTTCCTTGTTTCCAACTTGCGGATACTTTTGTTCCATCTCAATATGAAAATCCAAAATACTTGTATCAGAATCGAGTTGTTTAAAAATCTTTTTAAATGACTTCTTAAAACAGCCCTTGCAATTTCCATCCCATTCGTCAAGTCCTAGATCAAATTTTTGAAATGACCACCAATTTAAAACGTCTTGTTTATCAGATGGAAAAAGGTCGATCAGTGGGTAGGTGATTTTCACATCATTCGCTTTTTTATTTACACGGCGCGTTTCATCTTCACGGATACCTATTGCTGTTGGTATATCTTTGTGATTTAGGCCAATTGAGCGCAAATAAGAGTGCATCACCTGTAGTTTTAACTCGCGGGTGCAATGTAAGTAGCTTGGGTTTGGTATTCCATATTTTTGAATCATTGCATGGAAAGGCTCACCATTACGCGATGCTGTTTCAAATGTTACAACCTTATGAGTTGTTCCTTGTCCTTTTTCTGGATTAATCACTGCTTCAAGCCAAACCGTATTAAATCCAAAATATTTATCGCAATTATTTACAAACTCTAAAGTCTTTTCATGCTCAAGGCCAGTGTTTGCAAACGTGACAATAAAATCATATTGATCAGAAAAGTGATCAATGAGCATCTTTGTCATATAGGCAGATGTACGCCCCCCGGAAAAGCTAATTTGATATTTTTGTTTCATGTCTACACCTAACAAAGCACCAAAAAATTAACGTGGCAGTCATTGGTGCGAATGATGTTCGGGGATCAGCCTAGCCACTAGAAAATAATAACATACTTTTTGCAGAATGCAACTAAATGAGAATAATTCTAAAAACATCGAAAATTACCAGAAAGGGGGTATTTGCTTATATACTTTTGTATTTAATGGTAAATAGAATTATATAAAATATACTCTATATTATAAGTAATTCTTATAAAATTACGCGATATATATAAATAAAAAGAATTAGAAGAAATACTATAATTATAATAATATGTTGACATGAATTAGGAGAAATCGCATGAAAGTAAAGATCAAGACATATAACGGTGAATTACCATATCTAACCCCTGAAAAAGAGTATGAAGTAATCGAGCGCATCGGACTAAAATTTGTTATTAAAGCAGATAAATACGATATTAATATCTTATGCCTGCTTAATGGCTGCTACCACCTAAACGGCGGTTCGTGGGAAATCATCACAGAATCACACACAAGCAACATTTAACCCGACAAGCTACATCGGTATAGGCAGGCATCGAAAAACGCCTATATCGAGCTTACAGTGAGAAATAGACATGTTATCAGCACCGATTAAAGACCAATCACTCAGCATTGAAGTTGAACAATGGCTACAAAACAACAAAGCTACCGTTATTCCGCGTGGTGCTTCAACTGCGACAGGATGGACACCGCCACCACCGTCAGAGCGCACACCGAAAGAGTCCAAAAAGCGTATTGTTGAAGTTAACCAGGTTGTGAAGGCTGAAAATGCAGCCAAAAAAGCAGTAGCAAAGGCCAATTACAAGGCTCAAAAACTACTAGCAGACCAAAAAACCAAGCGTGAAGCTGTGGAAATCATGAAAGTGTTTAAAGAAAAAGCGAATCATGGTGATATGGGCCGGCTTGCAAAGATCTTAGGAATCGCAAGAAAAACGCTTTCAAACTGGGCGTGTGGTGCTGGATTGCCAGACCAAAAGAAACTTGAAAAACTTAAACTTGAAGCTTCCAGATTTGAGTTTAAAGAGCCAATTCCGCAAAAGGAAAAGCGCAAGATTAAAGACCGTGAAAAGCGTTAAAAAAATCCAGAGGTTGTACGCAGAAGGGATTTAGCGAAACGAAAAAAACAGGCCATTGACGCAGGGCTTAAAGAATTCCAGGCGACATGCGCCAAACACGGCTTAACGACATACATGATTGCATCGGGTGCTGCTCGTTGCCAAAAATGCAGAACTGACCAGCAGCAGGAGCGAGCGAGCAAGATTAGCCCAAACCTGAAAAAGATGCAGGAGTGCGTTAAAAACGGCGTGGATTCGTTTATCGGTGAATGCTCAAAACATGGTGAAGCAAAATTCTATGTAAACAAATCAGGAAAGAACCACGTTTACCGCTGTGATTTGTGTCGCAAAGAAGCCTACAAAAAGCAGAATGAAAGGAAAGTTTTAACCGACGAGCAGCGTTATCGCAGATTAAACCGTGAAATTGCTTTAACGATGTACGCAGCAGACCCGACAAACCGCAAATTCATCGGCATGTGCATTAAACACGGTGAAACCGAATTCTATATCAAAATGGAAAAAAGACTGCCTTCTGGCGTGGCTTACGCTTGCAAGGCATGTAAGAACAATGTTAAGATATAAACATAAATCAGGAGATAGACATGAGTGAATTGATTAGTGGTAAAGATGCGCTGATTGCGTTGGCAAATGGTGAGGAGGTTGAGTTCACCATGAACGATGGTGGTTCGTGGCACAAAAGCACAAATAATCTAGCTGCCTTCAAATTCCTAACGGATGAGTATAAGTTCCGCCTAAAACCGCGCACCATCACCCTAAACGGAATTGAAGTTCCTGCTTGCGGTGCTGACTACAAGCCACATACATTTATGTTTGTTTTAAACAGTCTTGAGCCATGCGAATACTCAAAGATTATTCTTGACGAGTCTGATGAAATTCCCCCTTACTGGTGGCAAACAGAAGAAGAAATCAAGCAAGTCGTTGCAGCCTTGCGAAGCGTTTTTGGTAAAAAATGATCCACCAACTGTTAGACCTTTGCATCCAAAAAGATGCAATTTTTGAAGTGCAGTCAAAGACTGTGAAAGTGATTAAATACAAGGGCGAATGGATACCAAACAAACGCCCTGAATTATACGCAAAATGCCATATTGATGACGTGGAGGCTTTAGGAGAGATTTATGCAAAACTTAAAAATTCGAGTGAATAGCGCTGATGAGAGTAAGGAAGCTCAGGAGTTGTTTTTAGGTCTTGGATATGTAAGAGACAATTGGCTTTGGTCGGGATATAGTGATTATCCGATAGAGCTAAGAACAAGAGAAGGCGGATACTCAGATTTTAATCTTAATGCTGGAAATGCAATTGATCGACAGGAAATCACCCTGCCAGAACTTCGCGCAATGGTGAATCCGATGAAAGAATATCTAGTACCTGATAACGGCGGATATAGAGTTGCTGTGCAAGATGCGAGCCTACCTATAGCAGAGGATTGGATTGCAATTCCAGATAATGTGAATTTTGCACACATGGATGATACAGGGGTTTATTTCACAGATACTAAGGATGATGAGATTCCTTTGATCTGGCAACGCGCCACCCATCCAGAAGAATTACCGTTTGTTGGTGACGAGCCTAGATCACTCAACGACCAATATGCGGAAATTGAGCAGGTACGTCAGCACAACCACTACTTCAAAGATGTATCAGGATTAAATGAAATCGACGTATACATGGTGCTTAAACTTTTCAATGTAACAGACCCATGCTTACAACACATTGCCAAAAAGGCTTTATGTGCAGGTCAGCGCGGACATAAGAACTTTAATCGTGACCTGAAAGATATTCTTGATACCGCTAAACGTGCTGTAGAGATTAACAATGGATAAGCTACAAATGGCGCATGAATTTGCAATGAAGTTAGTTGGCAACCCAACCACACCATTAAAAGACATGGATTCAATTATCGCAGCGTCATGGAAATACGCTGACGCAATGCAAGCCGAAGCGGATAAGCGCGAAAACAAAGAGCGTCCAGAAGCATTATGCGAAGTTGACTGGCGTGTTGCGCCACTATCAGCACACGCTTGGCAAATGGTAGAGGGTTGTGCTGTATGGATTAACTCGCACGGCCCTATGGGTAATGCCCCATCCTTCGGCCTTACAGGTTCGCATATCGTGGAGCGTTCACATGGCTTCTAAGCGTAAATACAACCCGAACAAAGTCAGCCAGTTAATCCAGTCCAAGTCTATGCAAACGCATCGGCTTTGGATGCGGTACGACAATGACCTGATTGACCAAATCACAGATGAATGGCTGAAAGATCACCCTGACGAGGACGTGGCCACTAGCCTGCTATATCCGCATATCGAGGGCGACCTTATTGTTGCGATTAAGCACCGTTTAATCAGCCTGGAACAGAAATGGCATATCAAGCTGACCTTAGAATTGGACGATGGCACAGAAGCAGAGTTGATTTTTGACTTGCCGAAAGCGCACTTGAAAGACATTAAGATGCAGACGGCGGAGTTTAAAATTGATCGTGGCAATGGCATTAAAACGCGCTGGAAAGGGTTAGATAAAGAGGTTGAAGATGCTTTAAAGCCGTTAGAAGCTGAAGGCGTGGGATGTGTTAGAACATGGGCTTACATTGCAGTTGAAACGCCTTTTAAATCAAAAGCGGATTATTCTTATTTTGTTCAAGAAAAGGCACTTCGGTTGATGTTAGGGGAGATGGTGGCATGAAAGCAAACGAGTTTGTGAAGAAGTTTGGGTGGGGTGCTGTAAAGAAGATTGTTGGAGATGCCCCTGAGTGGGCGTATGAAACCGCAGGTGCTGGCGACTATGCGGACAAAGTTTGGTCGGGAAAATACCCAATGGCTGAATATGTGGTATTGAGTGACTTAAAGCAACTTCTTGAAAGTCATGAGTTGGTTGAATCTTATGGAGGTTTAGAAAATGCCAAACATGAAGTCTTTAAAAGGCCTTCTCAGGTTGTTGTTAAACAGCCATCTTCGATGTGGAGAGTTGTCAATGATTTACATTTTCGCAATCGGACTTTTTCTTAACTTGGGTATTCTTGCATCATGGCTTTTTATATCTGACTGGAAATTCAATATTGATGACTGCGCCATTATCGGGATTACAAGCTTTAACTCGTTTGGCTTCGCAATTGCTATAGGTATTTCTATGTAGCTCGCATGTTTTATAAGACCCTGCACCTGTCAGGGTTTTGTGCTATATTGGGCATAGTATTATTTAGCTAGGGGCTAAAGATGGCAAAGGATGTAGGGCATCCGAGCGAGGTGTATTAATGGCTGCGCCAATCGGCAATAAGTTTTGGGAAATCAGAAAAAAACACGGTAGAAATCCTATATTCTCTAGTGCGGATGAGCTGTGGGAAAAGGCGTGTGAATATTTCGATTGGTGTTATGAAAATCCATTGATGGAAACAAAGCTATTTTCTTATGAGGGTGAAATTGTCGAGGGTGAAGCCCCTAAAATGCGAGCTATGACAATTCAAGCCTTGTGTTTCTACTTGGGTATTTCGGATGAGGCATGGGCTAATTATTGTAAAAGAGAAGATTTTATTGGAATCTGTAGCGATATTAAGAAAGTAATTTATACTCAAAAGTTCGAAGGTGCTTCTGCTGGGTTTTTAAATGCTTCTATTATTGCGCGTGAGATCGGTTTATCAAATTCCGATAGCAATGCACCATCTAACGAAAAAGAGGCTATAGAGCTTGAGATTAAGCGCCTAGAGCTTGAGAAGATCAAACGTGAAGTCAATCCGCCTGCGATTAATGCGCCAGATAAAGATTATGTTGTTTTAAAACCTGACGAGGATATTCCAAGTGAACCAATCCTCTAGCGCAGTACAACTTACACCAAAGCAGTCTAATATTTTCCTATGGGGCTGGCAGAAAGAAGCGCGTTTTCGTGATGCTGTATGTGGTCGTCGTTTTGGCAAAACCTTTTTAGCTAAGGCTGAAATGCGACGTGCTGCACGATTGGCGGCTGAGTGGAATGTATCAGTTGAAGATGAAATCTGGTACGGTGCGCCATCGTTTAAGCAAGCCAAGCGGGTATTCTGGAAGCGGCTAAAGCAAGCAATTCCACCTGAATGGAGAGCAGGAAAGCCAAACGAAACAGAATGCTCAATTACTTTGAAAAGCGGCCATGTTATGCGCGTGGTGGGGCTTGATAACTATGACGACCTTCGTGGTAGTGGTTTATTCTTCATGATTATTGATGAATGGGCTGACTGCAAGTGGGCTGCATGGGAGGAAGTTATTCGACCAATGCTATCAACCTGTAAGTATGTGGTGAATGGTGAGCAGCGAGTGGGCGGCCATATTTTGCGTATCGGAACGCCAAAAGGCTTCAATCACTGTTATGAAACTTTCATGGATGGACAGCCAGGACGAGAGCCTGATTGCAAGTCATTCAGTTACACATCATTGCAAGGCGGCAATATTCCTGAATCGGAAATCATCACAGCTAAGCGCACAATGGACATCAAGACGTTTCAGCAAGAATATGAAGCGAGCTTTGAAAGTTATCAGGGTGTTATTTACTATTGCTTTAATCGGCAACTAAGCGCGTCAAATGAAGTTGTGCAGCAAGGCGACACGCTACATATCGGCATGGATTTTAACGTAACCAAAATGGCAGCCGTGGTTTACGTGAAGCGCGGGGAGTCTATTCATGCAGTTGATGAGTTTGTGGATTTATTCGATACGCCAGCAATGATTGATGCCATCCGTGAAAGATACGAGGGATACAATATTGCAATTTATCCCGATGCTTCTGGTGATAACCGTAAGTCAAACAATGCCAGTGAAACTGATATTTCCATGCTGAGAAAGGCGGGCTTTAGGGTTTATGTTAATTCTACAAACCCAGCGGTTAAGGATCGGATTAACTCAACCAATGCGCAGCTTTGCAATACGCTAGGTGAGCGCAATATGTTTGTGAATATTAACAAATGTCCGCATTTCACCAAGTGCTTAGAGCGTCAGATTTATGATGATAATGGCCAGCCAGACAAGAAATCAGGATTTGACCACATGAATGATGCAGGTACTTATCCGATTGTGTACCTATATCCAATGCAGAAGAAAGCCAAACGTGTAAATATTTCGACAGTGTATTGACATTTGTTTCGGTGCAGTGGTAATATTCTCTTATTGATTGAATCCATGCGCGACATGGCAAAATCGGGTCTAGCGGGCGTGCCAAGCCTAGATATGCAACTATTCGCACGTTGCCGATCAA